TTTCTTTTTTAAATTCCCAGCAATATTTGGATTTAGCGCTGCATTAAGTGCAGCTGGGGTTAAATCATTCTTTGAAGCACCAGTATCTCAACTAAGTCAAGGTATGAACTGGATTCCAGGATTTGGTCCACTTGCTCAAATTCCTATGTCTTATGCTTTAAAAAATGTTCCAGAAAAAAATTGGATAGTAAAAACTCTATTGCCTTACGGCAAGGTTGGTTTTTCAAAACAAGAAGTAGCAGGTCAATTTAATCCGCTTCCAAACGTAGTAAATAAATTTGGGTCTTTACTTTATAGTTATTTAGATTCAAACTCTATTGAAGTAAACACCGCTTTTGCGGGGACATTAGCTGAAGCAGCTAGAGCAAACTATGCATCTGGTGATTACGACACCACTACAGAGGAAGGTTTTAAAGCTCTCGAAAAAGATTCTCTAAGAGATGCTCGCATCATAACCCTTCTTAAAATCGGACAACAGTTTGTTGGACCAACATCACCTCAGGTTGGTTTTCAAGTCAATGTTGATGATAGAGATGTTTATGTTGACGAGATGATTAAAGTCTTTACTAAAATGCAAGAAGAAGACTACGATACAGCAGTTCCACGTTTCTTAAAAATTTTTGGAAACGAAGCAGCTTTGTATATTGGTTCAAAAACTGAATCGTTAGTTTCGGGGCTTGAAGCGTCTGGCGAATTTGGAGAATGGGAATTAAAAAACAAAGATCTATTGGAAGAGTATCCGACAGTTGCCGCATATTTTGGGCCAGCAGGTGAATTTAATTATGATGTCTACAATAGACAAAGATCAGAAGGAAAACGAAGAAATCTTACTGTTCGAGAAATGGTTAAATTAGCCGAACTTCGTATTGGTTCGGCTAAGTATCGAGCTGCTCGTAAAATGTTTGGTGCTTTTCCAACGGAAATAGAACAAGAAAAACTTAAGGCTTATCGTGTAAAACTAAATCAGGACTATCCTGGTTTTCCAGTAGTGGCAGAGTTTACAGTTGGCGAACTTCCTAACCAATTATTGAAGTTAGAAGAAATTGTAAAAGACCCGCGTTTGGCTAATAATGAGACGGTCCCTAGTCTTGTTGAGTACTTAAACGCACGAAAACAATTAATGGCATCTTATGATTTAAAGAGTTTTAATTCAAAGAAAGCTCAGCCACATGCCCAAGCTTTGTATTCTTTTGGCAATCGTTTGGCAGAGCAAAATCCACAATTTGATAGGATTTGGCAACGATTACTCTCGTCAGAGGTGGAGAATTAATGGCAGCAGGCGACGAACAACAAACAGCAGCAGAAGAGATTGTACAGGCTAAAGACCCTGGCGTTGTTGGCGTTACCGCTGAAGATCAATTTCAGCTTCCCTATAATCCTTCACGAATTATTGACCTAAATGACACAACAACTTTAGCAAATTTAGAACAAGAAAGCACAAGCGGTTTTGCGCGCGCTGTCCCAGATCCAGTTCTTCCTAAACTTCCTAAAACTGTAGAAATTTTACGTGGCCCAAACTCTTCGCAAGTGTTTTATAAAGGTGAAGGTTTGATTGATGAAAACAACCGTCTTGTTAGATTAACAAAATACATACCAAATCAAGACATTAACGATGAATTTTTTAGAGTAAAAAACAAAGCGGATCGCAATTTGTTGTTTACCACAATGCAAAAACTTGGTTATTACGGAGATAGAAAACCAAGCTTGCAAGCATTAGAGGGTACTGGATTAACGTACGACGATCGAAATGCAATGGAATCTTTTATGTTCCTTGCAAACAGCAAAGGTCGAACAATGAGGGCGTTGGTTGATCTTGTAGCTATTGGACAGATTCCTTCTGTGGCTGGAGTTGGGGGCACGGGTCGAGCAATTTCTGTTGTGTCCAGAGAGGATGCTGCAAAACAAACTGGTAACACCTTTTTTGAATTACTTGGTAGAGCGCCAACAGAGGCAGAACTTAAAACAGCAATTCAAGCTATTCAAAGTGCGGATAGGGAGCGACAACTTTCCAACACAGAAGACCCAGCTGCGCTTTCTGTAGCAGCTGAAGAGCAAACAAAAAAGGCATCGCCTGGTGAATTTGCTGCGTATTCTGCGGGCAAAGCAGTTAATCAAATCTTTTCGTTATTGGGTGGTCAATAGTGGCTGTTAAAAAAACTGAACCAAAAGTTGATTGGCGTTCTGCGTTTATTGCTCAATTTCCACAGTTTGCAAAACTTGTTGATGGGGGCACGGGAGAACAAGAAGCGCGCGCTACATTTGGAGATGATTTAATTGACCTTATTCAAGATGTGGCTAAAAGACCCACACAATATGATTTTACAACACAAGCTGGACTTAATGCGTTTAATGCAAAAGTATTTGCAACCAAGTATTACAACGAAACTATTAAAGCAACTAAAGATTTTGATGCGTTACTTGAAGCAGATAAAGCTGAAAAGATAAGAGTAAACCGTATAGCTATTGGTAATGGATATGGAGATCTTGGATTAACAACAAAAGAATTAGATGATATTGCTAAAACAGCAACGCGCCGTGGACTTACTGGACTTGGCTTGTCGCAATATATTAATAGTGTTGTTGGTGCTCGCGCTCGCGGTAAAGAGGATTTGATTGAAAGCGCTGATGCACAAGCTCTTAAAAAAATTGCTTTGGATTATGGGTATAACCCACCAGATTTAAATGATCAAATTCTTGCATCAATTCAAGGCAAAGAATATAACGGAGAAGTAATTACTGCTGATAGTTTCAAAAAGAAAGGCGTAATGTTAGCTAAGGCAGCGCACTTTCAGTTGGCTCCAATGCTTGATGCTGGATTAACTCTTTCAGATATTTTTAATTCGTACAAAGAAGTTGCTGCACAAACATTAGAGTTGGATCCGCAATCAATTTCTTTTAATGATCCAAAGTTTCGAGTTGCTTTTGGTGGACCAACAACACCGCCACCCACATTGGGTGAATGGGAAACAATGTTGCGCACCGATCCCAAATATGGTTTTGATAAAACAAAAACAGCAAAACGAGATGCTATGTCTATGGCTATGACCATAGCTAAAATGTTTGGAGAGGTGGCGTAATGTCAATGTCAGAAGAAGATCTTCGGGCACTCTCTGAGGCTCGTGGTCGTCAGGTAACTCCACCTGCAGCAAAACCAACTACACCCGAGCAGCAACCATTTTATGACGATCCATACCTAGCTTACAACCGTGCTAAATACGGAACAATTGAAGGCACCATTGGTGGCACACCGATTACTAAGCCTGGTGGTGGTGGCGGAACTGGTGGTGGAAACGATGACAACAATGAAGAAGATGTATTTGTTCCAACCGCTGGAGCAAAAGAAATACTTCGTTCGGTACTTGCCACATACGGACTTGGGAGTTTATATGAATACGCTTGGTCTTTGTATACGAATAGAGAGGTAGATGTTGAGGATGGTGAATCTCTTGTTTATGCATTGCGCCAACAAGATGCGTACAAAAAACGATTTGCTGCCAACGAACGACGTAAAGCTTTGGGATTTAACGAGCTTTTACCATCTACTTATATTGCTTTAGAAAAATCATACAAAGATACCTTGGCTGCCAACGGTTTGCCACAGGGGTTTTATGATTCACCAGATGATTTTGAAAAACTAATTGGTGGAGACGTATCAGTAGCGGAGCTAAATAATCGCCTTAAGGATGCGTACGCAGTAGTGCGTGATGCTTCCCCAGAGGTAAAGAACAAGATGGCAGAAATGTATGGGGTTACAGACGGAGATCTTCTTGCATATGTAATCGATCCAGATCGAGCACGCCCTCTTATGGCGCCAGATTATAAACGTCAAGCACAGGCAGCGCTTATTGCAGAAAGTGCTCAAAGACTTTCATCACTTAACTTTAATAAAGATATAGCAGAACGCTTTGTACGACAAGGTATTACTCAAGCAGAAGCAGAAACAGCATTTACAACAGTAGGACAAATGCGTGAATTACGACGTGGCGGGCTTGGTGAACAACAAATTACAGATCTTCAGTTTGCTGAAGCCGCTTTAGGTACTGATGCTGAAGCTAAAAGATTGGTAGAAGAACGCAAAAGGCGTCGAATTGGTGAAGTAACTGCTAGTGGCGGTTCAGCAACTCTTGCTCAAGGCGACAGCACTTCATATAAATCTGGGTACGGTCAAGCAAATCTTTAATACAGATAGTTAACCCTTGACAATCACTAATTGTGATGTAAGATAGTTATATCCCATCAGGGATAACCATTGGAAACCCCCCCGATTTCAATGTGCTAATAGGGGTGAGATATGCAGCCACTTGGCCCCTCCAGCCAGGTGTGGGCGGAGGAGTGGGTCATGCAAGAACAAGACTTCTATGAAGAGGACAGCGTTCAGGAAGACCAGGCAACAAAGAATCCAGTTCGTGCAAGGATGCGTGAGTTGGAGTCAGAGGTTAAGAGCTTGCGTCAGCAAGCAGAGGAAGCTAAAGCAGCCCAACGAGAGTTGGCATTTGTGAAGGCAGGCGTAGACCTATCTTCAGGGATGTCCAAGTATTTCGTTAAGGCATACGATGGCGAACTCACACCCGAGGCAATCCGAGTTGCAGCCGCAGAAGCAAATCTCATTAAGCCCCAAGAAACTGTGCAAGCAGCCCCGATACAGGAGAAGCAAGCATGGGATCGAGTTAGCAACGCATCACGCGTTGGAGATACAACTGAAGCGACGGTTGACTATGCAACTAGAATTGCAAACGCTAAATCCGAAAAAGAAGTAATGGAATTGTTGGCTCAAGCAAGAATGAATCAAATCAACAATTAACCAATTCTTTAAGGAGAATTAAAACATGGCAGGCGAAACAACAACCTCGTCCTTGTCTGTAGACCAGGTGGCGTTTGACCGTCTTGCGTATTTCGCATTGCGTTCAGAGCTTCTTTTCGATCAGGCAGCGGACGTACAACCAGTAGCACAGGCAATGCCTGGTACTGGAGTTACATTCACAATCTTCGCAGACATCGCAGCAGCGACATCTACGTTGAACGAAGTAACTGACGTAACCCCAACAGCGCTCTCGGACAGTCAGGTAACAGTTACCTTGGCTGAATACGGTAACGCAGTTGTTACAACAGCAAAACTGCGCGGAACAGCATTCTTGGATGTTGACTCGGCAGCAGCAAACATCATTGGCTACAACGCAGGTGACTCAATGGATCAAGTTGTCCGTGAAGTCCTTGCTGGTGGCAGCAACGTAGCTTACGCAACTGGTGGCGCATCAGCTCCATCAAGCCGTGTAACTATGGCTGTAGATGACTTGTTGGTAGCAAACGACATCCGTAAGCAGGTAGCTGCTTTGCGTGGTGCAAACGTTGCAACCTTCAATGGTTCATACATCGGCTTCATTCACCCAGACGTGTCGTACGACTTCCGTTCGGCTACAGATGCAAGTGCATGGCGTACACCAGCTAACTACGTAGATCCAACTGGTATCTACAATGGCGAGATCGGCTTGTTTGAGTCGGTACGTTTCATTGAGACACCACGTGCCAAGGTATTCACCAACGCTTTCAACGGCGCAGGTGCAGCAGGTACGGGAGACTCGTATGCAACTCTTATCATGGGTCGTCAGGCTCTTGCTAAGGCGTTCAGCACACAAGATGGCAATGGCGCAACACCGAAGATTGTCCGTGGCAATGTCACAGATATCTTGATGCGTCTGCAACCACTTGGTTGGTACTGGCTCGGCGGCTACGGTCGCTTCCGCGAAGCTTCGCTTCGTCGAATTGAGTCGGCATCAAGCATTGGCGCAAACGGCGTCTAATAATTAGTCAGAGCCCTCCGCTCCTCCTCATCGGAGCGGGGGGCTTTGCTATACTCTTTTTGTTGAAAGGTTCTTATGTCGATTTCTAACTATGCTGAAAACAAAATTCTTGACCACGTAACTGGCGAGGCTGCTTGGACTATGCCAACAACGGTGTACGTAAAACTCCACACGGGGGACCCTGGCGAAGCTGCAACGTCAAATGCTGCCACGGAAACTACACGCAAAGCGGCATCTTGGTCAGCTGCGTCTTCTGGTTCTATTGCTACAGATGCAACAATTGAGTGGACCAACGTTTCTACAACAGAAACATATACGCATTGGTCGTTGTGGGATGCTTCAACTAGTGGTAATGCTTTGTGGACTGGTGCACTATCTGCATCAGCTGCTGTTACAGCTGGAGATACTTTCCAAATCACTTCGCTTACGCTGTCTCTCGATTAGTCGGTAGGGGGTAAACCCTATGCAGACAATCGTAACTGGCTACACAGAAGCGTATGTAGATACACACCCGTACTATCGCAGTACTTTTATTCCTGCGCGTACGATAAGTCGTACTGCTACTGGATCTGGAGTTAGC